AATACATATAAATATATACAAATATACCCGCCCCGCTCCCCTCTCGTATCTACAGACAAGAAAAAAGGGGGTTATTAACCCCCCTTCTCCCCTCTTCACCTCCTACTTGTCAGTTAAAACCATTATCAAGACGATAATTAATATTAAGATTTCCATATATTAATCTTCCTCAGGATATAAACCATTCTCAAATCCGCACGCCTTGATAAATTTATCTCTATCAAAGTTGGAATTATCTTGGCGACACATGTAGCACATGTCATCCACCATATCTATAAATGGTTGCTCGTCGAACTCTAGTTCCCTACGCGACCAAGCAAGCCTAATATTTTTGATGCTGTCCGCGATCGCTTCGAAGTGTTTTCTTGATAGGCTCATTTGATCACCTCGTTAAGTCTTTCGATAAGTGCTGGATGATCGCCTTCGATACTTCCGTCAGACAACAGCATCTCGAACAACCTAGGCTCTAGCTTTACCAGTAGCGGAAAGTTATGACTGTCGCAATCTAGGACTGCCCAAGATAGACCGCTTATATCCCCCTTTTCTAAAGCGTTGCCTATTGCAATCGCTCTCGTATCTGCCAGCCCTCGATCAATCAAGGACAAAGCAATATAAGAGTTACCGCAAACACCTCCGCCAGTTAGCGGAGTCTCTCTCATACTGGACGCTAAAGTGTCCAGTAGATTAAATCTATTCATTTGAGCAAGCTCCTCACGAGTTTCAGCTTTTTCTATATCGTAAGTCATTACGCCACCTCTCTTTCGTTTTCGATCTCAACTGCCAAGATTTTTAAGGCTTCATTCAAGCAGTCGCTTGCTTCGTCCTCTCTGCCAGTTACGATCATCAACCACATGAATTCAAGTTTGAACTTGACCACTTCTAAATTGGATTTTTGTTTATCCATTTTTTCTATCTCCAAAAAACAGGCTCGCGAAAGTGTCCGCCTTGGGTGAATTATCCAACAGATTTTACTAATTGTAAAACTTGGGCTTTTTGGCTAAAAACCTCCACTTTTTAAAAATGGCTTTTCTCCCCTTAATAGCCAAAATGAATTGATCATTTTTTGACCACCTTATAACCGCCCTCAAAATGTCCTATCTTGATAATAGGGCGTTTAATATATATGTATAAATAAGAATAAATAATAGATATGAAGTTCCGCTAACTGTCCCCGACTTGTCCCCGATTGATTCCCGATTAAAACTCTGGAACTTTTAAAAGCCAAGGCTGGACAACGGGGAAAATGCTATTAATTAATACATATACACACGCCTATAGAATAGAGATATATCTAGCAGATTACTGCGGGTACAAAAAAGGGGCTAAAAAGCCCCTTAAACTATTGGAGATAGTTTTCAAAATTGGTCAACAATAAATCTTTCTGTACCCTCTATTTTAATTAAGGTTGTCCTGTTCTCTATATTTTCAAGAGATTTATATTCATCCCCGTAATCATCTTGAAAATCTTTAAGGCTGTCATACTCGGAATACTCGCAACAGATAGAAATAACATCTAATTCTATTTGACTGCCTGCTGAATCCTCATATTCTACTAACCAATCATACAAAGCTAACAATCCTCTATATGAAAATTGATCTCCACGCCCCATTTCATGAAAGGCATCTTGAAAAGAGTGTCTTGTAATTGTATCTATCATTTGCTACCCCTATTTAATTTAATTACGCTAGTGCTAATAACCCAATTCTTGGAAATATTCCAAGTATCCATAATTATGTTCATGGCGTGATTATCACTTTTAGCAAGAATACCTTTAATGATTTGAATATAGCCGTCGCTGATATTGTGATTATAAAAAACTACTTTGTACTCATCCATTTAAGCCACCTCCAATTTTTTCTCTGATTCCTTCAGATCGGAAAGCATCAGCTTAAAATGATGATTAAGAAATTTAGTTTGGCTGGCGTATGCGGTATTAATATCTGCCCCAATTAAATCTCTTATTTGGTCTAAGGTGTACCAATCTACCTCGCCATGCATAGCCCAGTAGACCTTGCAACGAGCGTAAAATTCTTGATAGGTATCTTCGGTTATCTGCCCCATTTGGATAACCATACTAAGGCAACCTAATTCAAAAGAATTAATAGTTGCCGTTGTTTTACTTTTTTTACAGTTTCGTAAATCTACTCTTAAAGTCATTTTGAACCCCCTAATAAAATTGTTTCAGTTCTCTGGGCGAATTCGTTAAGCGTTTCGCCTTCCCAAGAATCAACAGTTATGCGGTCAACAGAAACGCCTTTTAACATTCTCCACATATGACACGAATGAGTGCTATCTGGATTACTCCAAAAGGCTCTGCGGATTCCTCTCAAAAATATCCCGTCTTCTATTTCGACCTCGAACTTATCGCCTTGGACTATTTGCCCTTTAACGATATGACGATTGCCCCTAGATACTTTGGAGGCTTCGAAGTTATTATTTAATCTATCCATTTTTTATTTTCCTATAAATGCCCTTGCGGGTATACCTAATATAAAACAAGTTCTACAAATTGTCGAATACTTTTTTTTCCTGTTTATTAAGACATTTATAATGAACTCTATAAGAGCTATCTGAAAAATTATATTCGCTTCTTGAATCTTCTATGCCGTACAAATCAACGGGGGTAATATCATTATCAATTTCTATCATATCTTCACATCTATCACAGGGAAGGGCAGAACACTCTGGACATAAATAACCGTCCCGATATTGTCCTTCTTTAAAAACAATTTTCCCGCCATACTCAGATTCATAATCAGCGTCGGCTGGAATTCTGTTAACAAATAGGCCAGTCCCGAATGAAGTATCCCGACCGCAACTAACACATTTATTCCCGACATCCATTAGATCAACCCCTTAGAATCTTTCAAAATCTGAGAGTTCTTCTTCGTATTCATTTGTTATTTTATCAAGCTCTAAGTCATCCCAAAAGGTAGTTGAGCAAGCATCATTTAAACAATCAATTCCTGTATTGCCTCCCCAATTAATCCACCTAAGAGAATACTCTCCAGCCAGCAATTCAAAAGCTAGGTTTTGACATTTTATATCTTCAACGCTCTCCAGCTTGTTGTCCTTTAATTTTTTTGCTAAAGGTACAACTTTATCTAGCTTTGCAAAGTGAATATTCTCTAGCCCGTCTACATTTTTGCAAGCGTCTATAAGTTTATTTATGTCGGTGTGATATTCGGTAATAAATTCTGTGCAATCCCAAACCCACATGTCGTAAGCATCTACCCTAAAGCCATAGCCTTTTTCGATAGCTTTGTCAGTTATTCTTGTTAATAGTGATTTCATATTTTTTCCTATAAATAAGGCAGCTTATTAAGCTGCCTCTGTGTTGTGGTTAATTCTAGCCAAGACTTCTGGCGCGTAAAAAACTCTGAAGTAGAATTTTTCTTTGACCATTTTGCCTTTGGTTACCTTGCTCTCAACTTCACGCAATGTGTAAAGAGGTGATTCAGTCACTACAGCTTTTAGACCTTTAAGACCTTTGCCTGTAATTCCATCTATCTTTAGAGCTTGTTTGAAAGTGATAAATTCACTTCCCATGTTATACCCGGCTTGGAAAAGTTGTGTGCTGTTCCATGTGCCGTACGATTTTCTAGTTAAGTAGTTTTTCATTTTTCTCCATATTATTGATTAACTACTAATTATTATAGGGACTATTCTATTGAAGTCAACACTTATTTACACTTTATTTAATATTTATTTTAGGCAAAAAAAAGGGAGCCGAAGCTCCCTTTAAGGTTATCAAGAAACTTACGCTCCTTGTGAACCAAATACTCCACGCCAATTAGAAACACCAAAGCTATATCTTTCTCTAGCTTTGTATCTAATGTTGCCTGTTGAAAACTCAGGCTCCATAGATGTGTTTAGGCTTGAGCGATTAAACATTTTTAATCCCTCTCCGTCTGAGTTAACTGATGTCAATATAAAATATGCATCAGGGTCAGTCAGATAATGGTTTACTGAAAAACCATTTGGTATTGAGCCTTGATTTCTAATCGAGTTGATGTCGTTATCAGAGCTATTAACTCTTCCCGGTGTATTTAAAAGTCTATCAGCCACAAAAGTAAGTTGTGGTGGGACAATTATTTTATCGGGTCTAACTGCAATAGTTAGATTTCTGTCATCAACAAAAGTTGAAATATCAATAATGTTATCTTCTAGTGAAGTTTCATTAAGATCAGCCATGGTTGTAGCTCTGTTTGCAGCACTTCCACCGCCCGCTAACGGGTGATCTGATGCTATCAATACTTTGCCATCACCAATAGTAAAATCACTATCAAATGCATTGTTTAATACATTTGCGCCTTTTACTTCTTTGGTATGTTGCATACTTCTGGCTAATGCCTTTGTATACCTTCTACCAAGCTGGTCATAAAGATTATCTTCAATTGCTTCTTGGGTTAATGCAAAAGCTAGGGACACAGTTTCGTGTGTATATCTTGCAGTGTAACCTTCGGATGCACTATCAAAGTTAACTCCTCCGCCTTCTGTTTTCACAGGAGCCGCACCGAATCCAACAATCATAACTTCTTCTTCAAAAGCTCTTTCAGAATCTTCTACAGAGAAAATTTCTGAAAATTCATTGTTGTACTCATCGTATTCTAGTCCAAATAAGGCATTTAGACCGGGTTCAAGTTCTTTCGCTAATTGCGCTCTACTTATCGCCATTTCTTATGCTCCTATTATGCTAGACCTGCGCCTTTTTGACCGCAGATATGATTTTGTATTACAACCAACACGTTAGTGTTTGAGCTGCCAACATCCGAGTTATCAGGGTCTTGACTAATGTCAATTGCCTTTAACGGAAGTCCAGCCGTGGTTGCTCCTGTAGATACCTCTAACTCTGCTCCAGCAATACCTGTAATGGTACTACCTGAGTTTGTATAGATGACATCAAAATTACCAAACAAGTCTGCTACAGGGAATGCAGCATTAGCTTGGATTTCAAAGACCGTATTAGGGTCATCGTGTATAAAAGCAATTAAGTCTGAAGCGTTCGTGCTTGCAGGGTAATAATTACTAAATATTTGCTCCGAAGAGACTGGGTCCGTATACATGCAACCGTTAAAAACTCCAACTATCGGCACAGTTCCACCATCGGCGTGGATTTCCACGGTACCACCAGTGACTTGCATCACGAGGTCGCCTTGGAAGATGTTTGTGTCGTAGTTTGCAGCAATTCGGTAACGGCTTTGACCGCCAGAATAGGGCGCCCCGCCCATTTCTCGTACAGGTTTTAGACCAAAAGAAGCGTCTTTATTCGCCATATTTATATCCTACCTTTTTTTTCCAAATGTTACATCAGATTTTCTGTCGCTAGAATACTTTACATAGTTGTTGTTGCCATCGACTTCATTGAACATTGTGTTATCAAGAGCTTGATTCTGTATAGAATTTTTGTTCTTGTAATATTCATTTCTTTCTTTGGTTGTTTCAACCGGTATCTTAGCTAAGATTAATCCACCTACGCTAATGACCCCCGCGTGTTGTCCATGCTCTATTGTTGGTAATGGGAAATCTGGCATTTCATCCTGACGGACAAACTCCCAGCCTTCTCGTAAGCGGGCAGAAACATTGTTTCTATCCTCTATACCTACATACTCTGACCTAATCCATCGGTATTTATAACCTTCTGGAGCGGGCGGAGTTTCAAGCATCCTTGCGGGCTGCCATGGCTTTCTTCTGGCTTTTTTATCGTGTTGCTCTTCATCACGAGATGTTCGGGTTACTTCGTCAATTTTTTCTAAGTCCATTATTTTGCTCCTTCTATTTTTACCATTTCTTTACCAATACGTTTGAGCCATTCATTCTCGCTCATGCCATACGGCTTCAAATTGCTGCTAACAGAAACATGATTAGGACTAATCGTAACTCCGTTTCTCCTTCCTTGTGCTTTCTGACCGCTTCCATTGGAAGCTGAGGCTACTCTCTGCACAGATGAGTTTGCTCCTCTTTTAGTGTCGTTTGTTTCGCTTGTTATATTCAAAACTTTATTTAACCTGTTATCCAACTCTTCGTAGTATTCATCACTTGAACCATCAAAGCCTTCGCCTTGTAAGTCCTCATGAATTCCCATAGCGGTATAAGTTTTTACTCTGTCCTTTTGAAACCAAGTATTCTTTTCCGCCCATGCTACTGCTTTAGTGTCGGGCTTAGGATTATCATACACCTGTTCTCTAGGTTTTTGCACATTTTGTTGCACAGCCTGTTGGTTGTATTGTTCTTCTTGTGCTTGCTGCGCTTGTTGCATTTTTGCCAATCTCACCCTTTCTTCTTCTAAAGAGACTTTGTTTAAAAGCTCAACGCTTTTAAGTTCTAAATCTGGGTCGTTGGTTTCTCTTGCTTTTTTGTACAAATCTTCAGCTTGTTGCCTTTGAGATTTAACACGGCTTTCATACTCATCCGTGTAACTTTTATCTAGCACCGATGCTCTGGATTTTACATTGTTGTATTCACCTTGCAGCGAGTAGTATTTTCCTTCAGCGTTGCTGGCTCGTTCTTCAGCAAAACGAATTCTTTCGTTTAGCTTGTTAATTCTTTTGCTTACACCACGGGTGTATTTATCAAGTTCGTCTTCGCCGCCTGAGTCGGGAGAAGCTTCTTGCTCTTCATTAGGAATTTCTATTGTTTCAGAACTTTCCTCTAAATCGTCAAGTTGAACCTGAATGTCTTCGTTTTGATCTTCAATCATAAGTTTCTCCTATACTGAAACGATGTCATCAGGGTTAAGAATGGTAGCAATAACTTCATCATCGTTGATGATTCGTACTTCGCTTTCATCCGCTAATTTAAACCTAGAACCTGCATATCTTCCAATAAGAATCCATTGTCCTTTTTGACACCAAGCTTTTTTAAATCTCTTGGCATCGTTATAACAATCTGGACCCATGGCTACTACATACGCTACTACAGTTGCTAGAGTTTCCTTATCTATGGTTTCCTTAGTAAGCAAGATGCCGCCATCGGTGACTCCTTTGCCCTTGTAAGGTAAAACCAACAT